AAATAAGAGAATTAATAAAAACAATTAAAGAAGAAAGAAAAATGATAAAAACATTAAACGAATCCAGAATAAAAACAATTCTTGGTATGTTTTCTAGAAAATCAAGTAATGCTGATAGAATAGAACATGCCAGACATGCATACAAAATTATTAATATGGCTGATGAACGACTAACTAAACAATTAAAAGGTGCTCATCCTGATGTTCAAAAAATTCTAGAATATCTTAAAGGTCATCATAAAGATGCTCTTCAAATGTTGAATAAAATGGGCGCTGGAGAAGATCCTATGAAAGTTAAAAAATCAAAAGAACAAGAAAGAATGTAGTTATTGACGTTGTCGTATTTTCATCTCTCTTGTTTGTCTTGAAACATTTGATAGGCCCAAATCGTGCATGGCATCAACTAACATTTGGTCTTTCTCTGATCTTTCGTCATAAGATGATATATGCGCAGCAGTAGACCATATCTGGCCGAAATGATGTTTCATTTCTACTCTAGCTGCTAGTGCGATTTTTCTAGCTTCATTATATCCTTTAGGGTTTTTTCTATACTTAGACATTACCATCTCATTAATAGCAGGTCTATAATGATTGAAATATATATGCTGCATATATTCTTTTTCATGACCACTTAAAGGCCTCAAGTGTTTATGTTTGTTGAAATCTGGACCCAAAGATGACAATGCCTCTCTTTGTGATTTTTCAGATTTATCTCTTAGATTTTCTCCATACTCATTGGCGGCAGTATGAAATAAATCATGTCTAATGTGGTCGATTTCAGATTCTGTTGGCTTACCAAAAGTTTGATTTATATAATCTGTCCATATTACGTTTTTACCTTCTGATATATACTGAACAAATGTTAACATTTTTTCCTCTTATGTAGAACTAAATATATTTATAAAATCACAAATAGGAAAATAATGGCCAACTTTGGATATAATAACAACCCTAATCTACTTAGATCAGACTATAAACATTCATATACTCAAAAAGAGATAGATGAATATATCAAATGTGCTGAAGATCCAGTATATTTTGCTATCAACTATATGAAAATTGTTAACGTTGATAAAGGTCTTATGCCTTTTGAAATGTGGGATTTTCAACAAGATATGTTACAAACTTTCCATGATAATCGATTCTCAATTTGTAAGCTTCCTCGACAGGTAGGCAAAACAACAACATCTGTTGCATATCTCCTTCACTACATCTTATTCAATGAAAATGTCAATGTTGCTATTCTAGCTAACAAGTCATCTACAGCCCGAGAAATCATGAGCAGACTACAGTTAGCATTTGAATATCTACCATTCTTTCTTAAACAAGGTGTTGTTGAATGGAACAAAGGTTCTATTCTATTAGCTAATGGATCAAGAGCACTAGCAGATTCTACATCAGGTTCTTCTGTTCGTGGTAAATCATTCAACGTAATCTTTCTTGATGAGTTTGCCTTCGTTCCTAATAACATTGCTGAAGCATTCTTTATGTCAACATATCCAACAATTTCGTCTGGTAATACTACCAAAGTTATTATCGTTTCTACACCGAACGGACTTAATCTATTCTATAAGATGTGGACAGAAGCAATTGAAAAGAAAAGTCTGTATATTCCAATTGAAATCCACTGGTCAATGGTTCCTGGTAGAGACGAGAAATGGAAAGAAACTACTATTAGGAACACTTCACCAGATCAGTTCCGGCAAGAATTCGAATGTGTTTCTGGTAATACTATAATCGATGTTCGTAATAAAATTACAGGATTAGAAGAAAAAATATCTATCAGAGAACTTTTCTCCCGAATGTGAATTCATAGGAACACTAAATACTTCTATAAACAGGAATAATGATATGAGCAACAAAAGTCTTTCTGAAGCATTAGGAATAGAATTTGATGGTATTGAATATGATGATAATAATTCTGCAGAATTATTTGACAATTATGTTCCGTGGGGTGGTGGAGGCGCTGGTTCAAAAAACGGACATTATGGTTGTAAACATACAGAACAGAGTAAAAAAATGATGAGTGAAAAGAAAAAAGGAACAATTCCTTGGAATAAAAATAAAAAAGGATTGCTTATACATAAAGAGGAATCTAAAAAAATGATGAGTGAAAAATTATCAGGTTCTGCAAATGGTCGTGCTATACTAAATGAAAACAGTGTGAATGATATTATCAAATTATATCTATCACAACCTTTTATTTCAGAAGTTGGTAATGTTCAAAGTAATGGTATAAAGATGAGCTATATATGGGCATTCTCTAAAATGATATCAGAACAGTATAATACAACACCAGCAGCTATCAAAAGATTATTAGAAAAGAAAAATTGGAAACATGTTTGGGAAAAATACGAATTATCAAATAAAAACTAAAAATGGATACGAAGATTTTACAGGTATTCAAGTAAAATCTAATACAAAAACATTTAGAATTATTCTTAGTGATCAATCTACACTTGATTGCACAATAGATCATAAATTGAAAACTCCATATGGATTTACAGAGCTTTCTAAGCTATTTGAAGGTGATGTTATTGAAACTATTGACGGTTACAAAAGTATTTTAAAAATTACAGAAAATGAAAATAAAGAAGATGTATATGACATTATAGATGCTGGAAAAGATAATTCTTACTATACAAATGACATACTCTCTCACAATTGCGAATTTATCGGCTCAACAAATACATTGATTCATCCTGTCAAACTAAGATCATTAGTCTGGCATAATTCAATCAAGAAAGATTTAAGTGATAATCTTCACATTTACAAAGAACCAGAACCAAACCATACATATTGTATGACTGTTGATGTTGCAGAAGGTCAAGGCTTAGATAGTTCTGCTTTCTCTATCATTGACGTAACACAAATACCATATAGACAAGTTGCTAAGTATAAAAACAATAAGATATCACCATTACTATTTCCAACAGTAATACTTCAAGCAGCAAGAATGTATAATGATGCGTTTGTTCTTGTGGAAATAAACTCTATCGGATTACAAGTGTCTGATATCCTACATCATGAATTGGCATATGAGAATCTGATAAAGATTGAGATGAAGGGCAAACAAGGACAACAACATACACCTGGATTCAAGAAAAAAATAGCTTATGGTCTCAAAACAACCAAACAAACAAAAATGATTGGTTGTACAAATCTTAAAACACTTATTGAATCAGATAAGCTTATTATTAATGACTATGACACAATTCAAGAACTTATGACATTTTCGGCTGATAAACAGACATTCAAAGCAGAACAAGGAAGCAATGATGATCTTGCTATGACTCTTGTTCATTTTGGATGGTTAACAGGACAAAGATATTTTAAGGAAAATATTAATAATGATATTCGTAGTGCATTACAAAAAGAACAAATGAATCTTATGGATCAAGATTTAGTACCATTTGGTATCATGGACAATGGTATAGATGATCCGTTTAATGATCCAGAACAAGATGCTAGAGAGAAATGGGTAGTAAGCAAAGGAAATAGATTCGTATTTGATAATGTTGAGTTTGATATATTATCGAACAAGTTCAAACTATAATGATTCATTGAAACGGCTACATAGCCTTTATAACACTTTGTCAAGGGTTTGTCAAGCAAAAAGTGAATGAAAATCTTCATTTTTCTAAATAATCAATAACAATAACAATAACCCCCTCAAAAGGAGTATGAGAAATGGCTTTTATGCTTTCCCCTGGAGTAAATGTATCCGAAATTGATTTAACAACTATTGTGCCAGCAGTGGGCACTACAGAAGGTGCATTTGCAGGTGCATTCAACTGGGGTCCAATGGACGCTGTTGTGACTATTGGTAATGAAGTCGAATTAGTCAATACATTTGGCAAACCAGATGCAAATACGTTTCGTTCATTCTTTACTGCAGCAAACTTTCTTTCTTATGCCAGAAATTTAAAATTGGTTCGTGCTGCTTCTAATACTAACGCCAAAAATGCTGTTGCTAATGGTAATTCTGGTCTCATGATTCAAAATCGTGATGCATACGAAACAGGATATTTGGATTTATCTGCTGCTAATTCATACGGAATGTTTGCTTCTAGATATCCCGGCACACTAGGAAATTCACTTAAAGTGTCTCTTTGGGCATCTTCTAATTCTGTAGCATATCCATCTTGGACATACTCCTCTGAATTTAATTCAGTTCCTGGAACTTCTGCATATGTTTCCAATGTATTGGGAGCCAACGATGAAATGCATATTATCGTTGTAGATGAAGATGGTAAATTTACAGGAACATCAAACACTGTTCTTGAAAAATTTGGTTATATTTCCAAAGCAATGGATGCGACAAATGATGATGGATCTTCAAACTATTACGTTAACGTAATCAACGAAAGATCAAAATATATCTATATTCTTAATCATGCTCTTAATTCATCAGGCGTGGCCAACACAACCACATGGGGTCTATCTGCTTCAAACACAACATTTGCTCAAGGTCTAAATTCATATACATCATCTCTGATTAATGGTGCTGATGGTCTTCCAACCGATGCAGATATTATTCGAGCATATGATAAATTTAAAAATCCAGAAGAAATTGACGTTTCATTAATTCTAACCGGCGCTGCAAATAACACAGTTGCTGAGTACATTGTAGATAATATTGCAGGTTCAAGAAAAGATTGTGTTGCGTTCGTTTCACCTCTCTATGCAGACGTTGTTAACAACTCTGGTTCAGAAGCAGATGATATTATTACATACAGAAATCTATTTAATTCATCATCATATGCTGTAATGGACAATAACTGGAAACTACAATTTGATAAGTATAATAACGTTTATCGTTGGGTTCCATTAAACGGTGATATTGCTGGTCTCTGTGTAAGAACAGACTTTGAAAGAGATCCATGGTATTCTCCTGCAGGGTTCAATCGTGGACAAATCAAGAATGTCGTTAAACTAGCATGGAATCCAGATAAGACAGATAGAGACGATCTTTATAAGAATGGTATCAATCCTGTTGTTACATTCCCAGGAGAAGGCGTTGTTCTGTATGGTGATAAAACAATGCTTTCTAAACCATCTGCATTTGATAGAATCAATGTTCGTAGATTGTTCATTGTTCTAGAAAAAGCAATCGCTAGAGCAGCAAAATATTCACTCTTTGAATTCAACGATGAATTTACAAGAGCACAATTCGTTGCACTTGTAGAACCATTCCTTAGAGATGTTCAAGGCAGAAGAGGTATCTTTGATTTCCGTGTTGTTTGTGACACAACTAATAACACACCAGAAGTTATTGATAGAAACGAATTTGTTGGTGATATTTACATCAAGCCAGCCCGTAGCATAAATTATATACAATTAAACTTCATCGCAGTTAGAACGGGAGTCGCTTTTGAAGAAATTGTGGGGCGCTTCTAAAACAACCAACAATCTCGTGGTAGAACACACTAAATAGATGGTATAAAATAATACGGAGACAATTATGTATACCATCTATAAAGTGACAAATAAAGTAAATGGGAAGTCATATATTGGATTTGATTCAAATTGGCCTTCCCGAAAATCAGTTCATATATGTGAAGCAATTACAAGGAAAAATAAAAAATATCCCTTGTATCGAGCAATTAGAAAATATGGTGTTATCAGTTTCGATTGGGAAGTGTTGTATCAAAGTGAAGATAGAGAATACACTTTAAATGTTGTTGAAAATAAAATGATACTCGAACATAATACTCATTTTAGAGATGGACATGGATACAATATGACATTTGGTGGAGAAGGAACTTTAGGCTGGATTCCATCAGAAGAAACTAAAAAGAAAATAGGATTAGCTAACAGTAGATCAACTCTGACAGAAGATGGAAGAAAAAGAAAATCTGAATTCATTAAAAAAAATAATCCAATGAATGATCCTATCATCAGAGAAAAATGTAGAAAAAGACTGCTTGAAGTAAAGCCTAATGCTAAAAAAGTTACTGATGGTACAACAATCTTTGATTCTATTCGTGATGCTAATAAAGTCTATTCTTCTTTGACTTATCAGACATTATATGGGCACATTCGTGAAAAGAAAAATGGATGGTCTTATGTTACATAAATATATAAAACGATTTCCTCAAGGAGAAAATAAAAATGACATTCAGGGTTCAAGAATTTAGATCACAAATGAATTATGACGGTGCTCGTCCTAATTTGTTCAAGTGTGATCTTACCTTTCCTACACTAACTCAAGGACAAGGTGCACAAACTAAGTTTACATTCATGGCAAGAGCAGCACAACTTCCAGGTTCAACTGTCAATCAGATTCCACAATTCTATTTTGGTCGTGAACTAAAGTTCTCTGGCAATAGATCATTTCCAGAATGGACAGTTACTGTTATTAATGATGAAGACTTCAAGATTCGTGATGCTTTTGAAAAGTGGATGAGTGGACTAAACTCACATGTTGGCAATCTTAGAAATCCGGCGTTTATTAAAGGCGATGGTGGTTATCAACAAGATGGTTTTGTTACACAATTTGGTAAAGATGGTTCAACAATTAAGAGATATAAATTTATTGGTCTATTTCCAATTGACGTTTCTCCTATTGAACTTGATTGGGGTGCAAACGACACTATTGAAGAATATGCAGTAACATTTGCATATCAATGGTGGGAGTGGGCAGGTGGTACAAATGGTCCTACTACAGACTTTGTTGGTGCAAATGCTGTAACAACTCCAATTCTTCCCGTTATCCCATAATACTATATACAAAGATAGGATGGTATTTGTCATCCTATCGTAATGGGAGAAAATTGAATGGCATTAACACTTTTTGGATTTTCTATCACAAGAAAAGAAGATCCTGTTAATAAAAATCAAGAACCTACACAAAAAACATTTGCCTTACCGCAAAATGATGATGGTGCCGTTACGATTCAATCAGGATCGTATTATGGTACTTATGTAGACTTAGATGGTGTTGTTCGTAATGAAATTGAACTTATTACACGGTATCGTGAAATGAGTATGCAACCAGAATTAGAAACAGCAATTGATGAAATTGTTAATGAAGCTGTTGTTATGGAAGATTCTGGCAAATCTGTTGATATTAATATGGATGAATTACAACAACCAGATAATATCAAAAGAAAAATTAAAGAAGAATTTGACTATATTCTAAAGCTTCTAAACTTTGGTAATATGGGACATGATATTTTTCGTCGTTGGTATATTGACGGAAGAATGTTCTGGCATATCGTTATTGATGAATCATCACCTGCATTAGGTATTCAAGAAATACGTTATATTGATCCTAGACGTATTCGTAAAATTCGTGAAATTCAAAAGACTAAAGATACTAAAACTGGTATGGAAATCATTAAAACACAAAATGAATATTATCTTTACAATGAAAGAGGTGTTATTGGTGCACATTCAAACTTAGGAACTAAGATTTCTGTTGATTCAATTGTCAACGTCAATTCTGGTCTTATGGATGCTAAGAGGGCAATGGTTCTCTCTTATCTTCATAAAGCAATCAAGCCACTCAATCAACTTCGTATGGTTGAGGATGCTACAGTTATTTACAGACTTTCTCGTGCACCGGAAAGACGAATTTTCTATATTGATGTTGGTAATATGCCTACAATCAAAGCAGAACAGTATCTCCGTGATGTTATGACTAAGTATAGAAATAAACTTGTTTATGATTCTAATACTGGTGAAATTAAAGATGACCGTAAACATTTATCAATGCTTGAAGACTTTTGGTTACCTAGACGTGAAGGTGGTAAGGGAACAGAAATTACTACTCTTCCTGGTGGTCAAAATCTAGGTGAACTAGAAGATGTTAAGTATTTTGAAAAGAAATTATATAAGGCTCTTGGTGTTCCTGTTTCAAGATTAGAACCACAACAAGGTTTTTCATTAGGTAGAACAACAGAAATCACAAGAGATGAATTGAAGTTTTCTAAGTTTGTTCAAAGACTAAGAAGCAAATTCTCAGGTTTGTTTGATGATTTATTAAGAGTTCAATTATCACTTAAACGAGTATGTTCACCAGAAGAATGGAAAGCATTCAAAGAAGATATCTGGTACGACTACAAGAAAGATAACAATTTCACAGAATTAAAAGAAACAGAGTTATTAACAAGTCGTGTTTCATTATTACAGTTAGTTGATCCATATGTAGGTAGATATTATTCTGCTGAATGGGTTCGTAAAAATGTTCTTCAGCAAACTGATGAAGATATCGAAGAAATTGATCAACAAATTGCAATGGAAGCACAACAAGCACAACAACAAAGAGCACAAGCAGAAGCTGATGCTAATGCTCAAGGTAAGACATTGGATGCTAATGGTAATGCTGTTCCTATGCAACAACAAGCACCAACGACAGATGCAAATGGCAATCAATTGAATCCTGACGGAACGCCTGTATTACCATCTAAATTTGAAGTTCAAGCTAACGAATTGGAATTTGCAGCATGAAAAAGATATTTGAAGACTTAAATCAAGTAAAAGTACCAGAACAATCTAATGCATCACAAGAAGCCCAAAAAAAGAAATTGAACTATGTAGGATTTGGCAGATATGTTGATCCTAAGACAGGACAAGTTACACATATTGTTCAAAACGATAAACTTGTGCCATTTAATCGTGCAGTAAAAACTAATACCTTTAAAACTAACAATGCTGATGATTATGGTTCTTATGGTGCTATTATGGCTCCACAAATTGAAGAATTACACAATTATCTAACAACTGCATATACTCCAGAAAAATATGATGATGCTGAACTAGATGCAATTTATAATTTCAGTGATACTGCTTATTCTGATATAAATGCTAGATTATCTTCATTACCATCTAATGTTGCTGCTAATAAAATTGAAAAAACATCATTAGATGATACAATGCCAGAATTTATTGCTACGATGGATTCGGCTATGAAAAAAATAAGAACACCAATTGATTTTCTAACATACACAAGATTATCAGCAGATTACAGAGTACAAGATTTTGCAAAAGGTTTAGTATTCAAATTCAAGGGATATCGTGATACATCAATTAGTATGAATACTGTTTTAAATTCTGCTCAAGCATCACAAACTAGTTTTGCAGGTAGACCACAAGTAATACTATTACAAATACTTGTTCCTAAAAATTCAAGAGGAATATATGCAGCAGACTTCTCACCTAATGCTATTGATGGTGAATTTATATTACCACGTGGTACAACTGTTGAAGTCCTATCTGATCCTCAAAATCTAGTTGGTTCTGATGCATTAAGTGCTTCTATTAACTTAGAAGTAATATATATTGATTGTAAAGTCAAAACATAAATAAAGTAATAACAGGAAAGAAAAAAATGAGTATTAGAAAAGCATTAATCAATCTTTCAGAAAATAAGCTTGAAGAAATGAATAAAAATATTCGTGAAGCTTTGGCTAAAAAAGCTGCTGAAAAACTAGAAGAAAAGAAATTAGATATTTCAAATAAGTATTTTGGATAATGATTACAGTCAAGCAAATATTAGAACAGTATAATCTAGCAACAGATAATGCAACTGCTAATGAAAATAAATTAGCAGAGTTATCTGATGCTGGATTATTTGAGTCATCTAAACTGCCAATGATCAAACGTTCATTGAACAAGAACGTTAATGAGATGACTGAAGCTGAGAAAAAAACACTCAAGTATTTGCTTGAATCTTTAATGACTCATATATTAGTTGAAAAGAATCAAAAAGTAGATAAGACTGCATATCCATCAGATAAAGATATGCCAGCAGTAATCATTCTAAAAAGAAAGGCTATTCGTGTGTTTCCTGATAATCAGAAAATTGGTTTGTATTATTCACAAGCATTGGATAGATATATTTCTATTCCATTTGGTCCTAATGCTAAGGATTTGAGTCCACAGTTGAATGAAGAAATTATTAATGAGATTTCTCAGGAAAAAGCACAAGCTGCATATCTTGAACGTATGAGAAGAAAAGATGCATCAACTGATCCTGAAGAAAAAGCAGCACATGAACTTGCTTTATCCAGACTAACAAAAAGAATGAAAACTAGAGAATGGGACAAACC